CCCGAAATTAGGCACGGTCAAGATCAGGAAATGGGTTTATGCCAGGGCCACCGAAGACGCCAGCGAATCTCAAGCTCATCACGGGAACGGTGCGAAAAGATCGCGTCGAGACCGGCGGGATCGATCTGCCGCTGGTCGATGAGGTGCCGTCGGCGCCCGAATGGCTGCCGAACGCGCACGCCGCGAACGAGTGGAAGCGCCTCGCGCCGATCCTGGTCGCTAACAAGCTGTTAGCGGAAGCGGACCTCTCGGCCTTCGCTCATATGTGCGCCGTTCACGGAAAGATGGTGCAGCTCTGGACCGCGGGCGAGACGCCGACTGGTCACATGGTCTCCCAGTACAACTCGCTCGCCGCGGCCTTCGGGCTCTCGCCGGCCTGGCGATCGAAGGTCAAGCCGATTGGAAACAAGGACGAAGGCAACAAGTTCGCGAAGCTCAAGCCGGCCGACATCGCCGGCTGATTACGTCGCCGTCGCGATCGCCTACGCGGAAGAAGCCGCAAGCGATCGCAAGGGCAAGATGGTAGGCAAGTGGGTACGACTTGCCGCGAAGCGCTTCCTCGACGATCTGAAACGAGCGCCGAAGAAGTCCTGCACTTTCAACTGGAGCGCGGAGCAAGCAAACCAGGCTTGCTGGTTCATCGAACAGCTCCCGCACGTCGAAGGTGTCTGGGATTCTCCGACGATCAAGCTCGAACCGTCGCAGGTGTTTTTCATCTGCAACCTGTTCGGCTTTCGTAACGCGGACGGGACGCGTCGATTCACGACGGCGCTCTACGCGGTCGCGCGAAAGAACGCGAAGTCGGCGCTTGCGGCTGGAATCTTGCTGTACGTCTTCTGCACTGAGCCGGAGATCGGGCCGCAGGTCATCAGCGCGGCGACGACGGGCGACCAGGCGCGCATCGTTTGGGGCGTCGCGAAGCGGATGGTCGAGAAGCTCCCCGATCTTCGGGAAGCATTTACCCTCGAGCCGTTTGCGAACGCGATCGCGCGCTACGAGAACGGCGGGACGTTTAAGCCGATCAACGCGAAGGCATCGACGCAGGACGGACTGAACCCGTCGGCCTTGTGTTTCGACGAGCTGCACGCGCACAAGACGCGCGACCTGTTCGACGTCCTACGCTCTGCGACGGGCGCTCGAAAGAATCCGCTTTTTCTGTACACGACCACCGAGGGCTACGAGAACCCCGGCCCGTGGGCCGAGGTCCGCAAGTTCGCCTGGCAGGTGCTCGAGGGCGTGGTCGAAGCCGATCACTTCCTGGCCGTCTACTACGCGCTCGACGACGCCGACGACGACTTCGACGAGAGCAAGTGGATCAAGGCGAACCCGCTCCTCGGCGTGTCGGTGTCGCTCGAGAAGCTGCGCGAGTACGCGACCGAGGCGAAGCAGCTGCCGGGCGTGCTCTCCGAGTTTCGGATCAAGCGCCTGAACCGGCCGGCCGCTGCGGCGACGGCATGGATTGACCTTCGCAAGTGGAAGCGCTGCTCCGGTGCGGTCGAGCTCGACGAGCTCGAGGGCGCCCGGTGCTGGGCCGCCTTCGACCTGGCCTCGACGCGGGACATGACCGCCTGGCGCATCGTCTGGGAGCGCGGCGGCGAGTTCTATACCTGGGGCCGCTACTGGGTTCCCGAGGCTGCGGTGCATCAACGCACGGAGCGCGGGTCGGTGCCGTATCGGTCCTGGATGGAGCAGGGGCTGATCCAGATGACCGAGGGCGACGTCACGGACTACGCCGCGGTCGAGCGGGACATCCTCGCGGACTGCGCGCGGTTCCGGCCGATCGAGGTCGCCTACGACGCGTGGAACGCGACCGACCTCGTGAACCGACTGGTCGCCGCCGGACTTCCGCTCGTGCAGTTCATCCAGGGCGCGCGGTCGTTTCAGCCGGGCTTCCAGGCGCTCGAACGGGCCTACGTCGCGAAGAAGCTGCACCACGGCGGCGATCCGGTGCTGACCTGGAACGCCTCGAACCTCGTGCCGCGGCGGGACCAGAACCTAAACCTCGCGCCGGATAAGCGGCGGTCGGCGGAGAAGATCGACGGGATCGTGTGCCTTCTCATGGCGATGGCGCGCGCGTCGGTCGACGAGGTGCGTCCCTCGGTCTATGAAACGCAAGGAATTACGGTGATCTGATGTCAATTCTCGACCGACTCTTTAGCCGCAAGTCGACGCCGGACCAGATCCTGCGCTCCGCCCTTCTCGGGTCGAGCTCCGTCTCCGGCGCCTACGTCTCGGCCGAGTCGTCGATGCGGATCGCGGCGGTGCACGCTTCGGTCTCTGTTATTTCGAAAACCGTCGCCAGCCTGCCGCTGCACGTATATGAGCGGACTTCGACGGGCAAGCAACGCGCGGTAGCGCATCCGCTGTACGAGCTCCTGCACGCGTCTCCGAACGCCTGGCAGACCTCCTTCGAGTTCCGCTCGATGATGCAGTGGAACCTCTGCCTGCGCGGTAATGCGTTCGCATTGATCGTCTGGGCCGATCGCGACCGCGTGCTCGAGCTCATCCCGCTGCACCCTGACCGGATGACGGTCGGCCAGCTCGACGATTTGACGCTCACCTACGAGTACCTGCGGCCAAACGGCGCGCGGGTCGTGTTCCCTGCCGAGGAGATCCTGCACATCCGCGGGCTCTCCTCGGACGGCATCCTCGGACGCTCCGTGATCTCCGACGCGCGCGACGTGATCGGGATCGCCCAGGCGACGCAGGAGTACGCCGGGCGCTTGTTCAAAAACGACGCGACGCCTGGCGTGGTGATCCAGTCCCCGAAGCCGCTCGGCAAGGAGGCCGCCGCGCGCCTTCGCGACTCGTGGAACGACGCCTTCGCGGGCTCGGGCAACGCGCGCCGAACGGCCGTGCTCGAGGACGGGCTGACCGTCGAGAAACTCTCGATGACCGCCGACGACGCGCAGTTCCTCGAGACGCGGAAATTCACGCGCTCGGAGATCGCGGGCCTCTTTGGTGTACCGGCTCACCTGATCGGTGACCTCGAGCGCTCGACGTTCTCGAACATCGAGCACCAGGGCATCGAGTTCGCCACCCACTGCATCCGCCCGTGGGTCGTGAACTGGGAGCAGGCGATCGCGCGCGCACTGCTGACCGCGCCGCGAAAGTATTTCGCGGAATTCAACCTCGACGCGCTGACGCGCGGCGATCTGAAGTCCCGATACGACGCCTACGCGATCGGTCGGAACTGGGGCTGGCTCTCGGCGAACGACATCCGCGCGCTCGAGAACATGAACGCCATCGACGGCGGGGACACCTACCTACAGCCACTGAATATGCAACGCGCAGGCGCACCCGCCGCGCAGGAGTAGAAGGGGATGGAAGTGAAACAGATGCGCGTCGTCGCCGAGATCAAGGCGGTCGACGACGAGGGGACGATCGAGGGCTACGGCTCGATCTTCGGGAACGTCGATTCCTACGGCGACGTCGTCGCGAAGGGCGCCTTCACGCGCACGCTCGAGGAGTCGAAGGGCTCGGGCCGGATGCCTGCGATGCTCTGGCAGCACAACCCCGACGAGCCGATCGGCGTGTGGACCTCGATGAGCGAGGACGCGAAGGGGCTCTACGTCAAGGGCAAGCTCGCCGAGACGCAGCGCGGCCGCGAGGCGCTCGCGCTCATCAAGATGGGCGCGCTCTCCGGTCTCTCGATCGGCTACTCGACGGTCGCCGCGGACTACGACACGGGCAAAGACATCCGCGTCCTGACCGACGTCGACCTTTGGGAGGTGTCGCCTGTGACCTTCCCCGCCAACGACAAGGCGCGGATCACCGCCGCGAAAAGCGCGGAGATCAAGACGCGCCGAGATTTTGAGGGATTCCTGCGGGACGCCGGATTCTCTCGCGCCGAGGCGAAGCGCATCGCTTCCCACGGCTTCGATCCAGATCAGCGGGACGCTGACGAGGATTCATCCGACGACCTGCTGAAAGTAATCGAAGCGGCACGCACGGCAATCGCCGGCTGACCGCAATCATCCATTCTTTGAAGGAGTACTGACTATGTCCACCGAAATCAAGAACGCCGTCGAGGCGCTCGCGAAGTCCGTCGAGGACTTCCGCGCCGTCGATCGGGACTACAAGAGCCGCGCCGAGGCCGAGATCCGCGAGGCCCGCGAGAAGGCGAGCGCCGCGATCGACGCCGCCGAGGCTGCGAAGAAGGCCGCCGAGGAGGCCACGAAGAAGGCCGCTCGCGCGACTGTCGGCGGTGCCGCCGGCGATGCGAACGTCGACAAGGCCGAGCACAAGAAGGCCTTCGGCGCGTTCCTGCGCAAGGGCATCGAGACGGGTCTCGCCGACCTCGAGCGCAAGGCCGTCAACGTGACGACCGCTGGCGATGGTGGCTACGCGCTGCCGGAGCAGATCGAGTCGGTCATCGCGCAGCGCCTGCTCGACATCTCCCCGGTCCGCTCCGTGGCGAACGTCGTGTCGGTTTCGACCAGCGACTACAAGCAGCTCGTCGACACCCGCGGCATGGCCTCGGGCTGGGTCGGTGAGGCCGCCGCTCGCACCGCGACGAACACGCCGACCTTCTACGAGGCCGCGGCGTACATGGGCGAGATCTACGCCAACCCGCAGGCGACGCAGCAGTCGCTCGACGATCTGATGTTCAACGTCGAGGCCTGGATCGCCAGCTCGATCGCCGACGAGTTCGCCTACCAGGAAGGCGGCGCGTTCGTCTCGGGCAACGGCACGAGCAAGCCGCGCGGCTTCCTCAACTACTCGACCGCCGCCACCGCCGACTCGTCGCGCGCCTGGGGCACCCTCGAGCACGTTGCCACCGGCGTCTCGGCCGACTTCGCCGCCTCGAACAAGGGCGACAAGCTGGTCGAGCTCGTCTACAAGCTCAAGGCCGGCCACCGTGCAAACGCGGTGTGGATGACGAACAAGGCGATCCTCGCCGAGATTCGCGCGTTCAAGGAATCCACCACGAACGCCTACCTCTGGCAGCCGGGCCTCGCAGCCGGTCAGCCGAGCACGCTGCTCGGCTACCGCGTGATCGAGGCCGAGGATATCCCGGCGAAGGCCGCGAACTCGCTCTCGATCGCCTTCGGCGATTTCCGCGCGGGTTACACCGTGGTCGATCGCGTCGGCATCCGCTCGCTCCGCGACCCGTACTCGAACAAGCCGTACGTCGGCTTCTACGTGACGAAGCGCGTCGGCGGCATGGTCGTGAACAGCGAGGCCATCAAGGTCTTGAAGTTCAGCACCACCTGATCGGGTCTAGTCCGACCCTCGAGAGGGGGCCACCTTCGGGTGGCTCCCTTTCTTTTGTGGAGCATCCATGCAGATCGAAGTCATCAAGAATTTCGCCTACGCCTACGGCGGCACCGATGTCGTGCATTACACCGCCGGCGAGACGTTCGACGTCCCCGACGAGTGTGGCGAACTTGCAATCGCAGAGGGCTGGGCGTCCGCGCCTGGCGTGAAGGCCGTGAAGCCGGCCGCGACTAAGGCCCGAAAGGCCGCACCCGAGAACAAGTGACAATGGACTACGGATTGCGCCTTATCACCGGGCCGACGATCGACCCGGTCTCGCTCGCCGAAGCGCGCGCGCATTGCCGCATCGACGAGAGTGCCGACGACGGGCTCGTCGCCGGGTATCTCATGGCGGCGCGTTCGTACATTGAGAGCACGACCGGGCTCTCGCTGATCTCGCAGACCTGGGAGATGACGCTGCACGACTGGCCACTCGCCGACGAGGGCATCGTACTGCCGCGTCAGCCGGTGCAGTCGGTGACCTCGGTGCAGTACTACGACACGGCCGGCGCGCTGCAGACGCTCGCGAGCGCGGCATACGAGATCGACACCTCGGCGATGCCGGCGCAGATCGTTCTC